GGCATCAAGGACAAGGCGGTGAAGGATGAGGTCGCGACGCTGAAACGGGAGGCGAAGGAGGCCCTGGCAACGGGCGACACCGATGCCTTCATGAACGTCAATGAGCGCCTGCTGGAGATCAAGCAGGAGATCAAACCCAAGCCGGAACAACAGGCTCCCGCTCAGGCAGCGGTAACTCCGACCGAAATGCAGGTGCTCCAGTCCTGGCAATCCCAACAGGATGACGACGGCCAGCCCATACGTCCCTGGGCGAGGCCCGGACACCCGGAGTTCGCCGCAACGCAGGATATGGTGCGCCGCGTCATTGCCGAGCCAGGCATGGACGACGCCCCGATCCGCGAGGTCCTGCGGGAGGTCGATCGCCGGATGCGTCGCTTGCTCGATACGGACAACGAGCCCGACGAGCGCCCAAATCCTGTCCGCCGCGCTTTCGCCTCGCCTCGAGGTGCGACCCCGGCGCCGCGGGAGCAGACGAGCCTCTCCGCCCAGGAAAAGGTGATTGCGGAGGCCATGTTCATGTCCGGCCGAGGGGGCCTTGCGAAGAACCCCAAGGAAGCGCATGAGTTGTATTTGAAACAGAAGCGGGCCATTGGAAGGTCCGTTTCGGCAGAGGAGTGACGAATGTCTGAGCAAGTCTCGCAGGCCGGTGAGCCAGCGATCGTGACCCGCGGACGGACGACCAAGGCGGGAGCCCCGAAGAAGGGTAACCGTTCCTGGACGCCAGCGGCCCCGCTTGGACTGAAGGCGCGTAATCCTGAAGACCGGCTTCGGTGGGTTTCGACCGATCAGGCGAACCTCATGAAGAAGCGGGCTGAAGGCTGGGAATACGCTGACAAGGGAGACGCCGTCCACGATCGACCGAATGGGGTCGAGAGCGGAATCGGCACGCCGGCCGGTGTGCTGGAGTATCGAGACATGGTGCTGATGAAGATGCCGGAAGAGTTGGCGCGCGAAAGGGAGGCCTATTACCAGGCCCGCGCCCAAGAGCAACTCTCGGGTCTGTCATCGCGGACTAAACGCGACATTGCCGCCCAAACGGGTGCAATTGTCGAAGGTGAAATCAGAATCGATTAAGGAGAATCCTCATGGCTAATGCACCGTTCGGGTTCGCTCCCGTTCGGAACATGGCCGCGGGTGGTGACCTTCCGACGCGCCTTTACCGCGTGACGGCAACTGGCAACACCCAAGGCCTGTTCATCGGAGACCCGGTTCGCTTCAACTCGTCCGGTCTCGGCGTCGTCCGTCTCTCTGCGAATGCCGCCGCGAACACCCGTTGCCTGGGTGTCGTCGCGCAGATGTTCGACGAGAACGGCCGTCCGCTGACGTTCAGTCAGCCGACCCGTGGGCCTTTCCTGCCTTCGGGCACCGCTGGCTGGGCGGAGATCTACGACAGCCAGCAGATCACGTTCATCTGCCAGGCCGATGCCTCGGCGGCTGAGACGCTGATCGGCCAGTATGTGTCGCTGACGGCGACAAGCAACGGTGGCAACACCGCGGCTGGCACGTCGATCATCCAGCTTGCCGTTGGCTCTGCCGACACCTCGGTCAAGACCTTCCAGGTCCTGGGCGTGGCGCCGACCGAGTCGCGTGGGCTGGGCAGCGTCGCGAACAACACCGCGTGGGGTAATGCGAGCATCGACCTTGAAGTTCGCATCGCTCTGCACTCCCTGACCTCCTGATAGGGGAGAACTAAGATGACGACTGGAACCGCAAATCTTCCCGAGCTGCTTTGGCCGGGAATTGCAACCATCTGGGGTGACACCTACCGGCGCTACCCGCCGCTGTGGAACCGCATGATGATCCTGCGCCGCTCGACCAAGGCGTTCGAGAAGGAGCAGGGCGTGACTGGGTTCGGCCTCGCTGGCGCCAAAGGCCAGGGTGCGTCGGTCCCCTACGTTGACATGCTGCAAGGCTATCAGCGCGAGTATGTGAACCTGACCTACGGGCTCGGGACGATCATCACTCGTGAACTGATGGAGGATGAGCAGTACAATGTCATCAACAACGTCCCGCGGATGTTGGCCGAGTCGATGCGGCAGACGGAAGAAACCATTTCCGCCTCCGTCTTCAACCTCGGCTTCACGACCATGTTGGGCGCCGATGGCGTGTCGTTCTTCAACTCCGCTCACCCCAATGTCCGGGGCGGCACGCAGCGGAACATCCCCGGCGTGGCTTCCGATCTTACGCAGGCTTCTCTGGAGCAGGCGTATATCGACATCCACGACTGGCAGGACGACTCGGGCCTCAAGATCAACCTCATGCCCGAGAAGTTGCTGGTGGCTCCCGCCAACCGATTCGTTGCTGAGAAGATCCTCGGCACGAAGTTCGCTGTGGGCTCCGCCGACAACGACATCAACCCGATGGCGGGACAGTTGGACCTCATCGTCAATCCGTTCCTCACGGATCCCGATGCCTGGTTTGTCCTGACCAACTCTCGGGCTGGCGCGACCTTCATGCGTCGTCGTAATGCTGAGATCACCCGTGACAACGAGTTCGACACGGAGAACCTCAAGACCAAGACGACGGCGCGTTTCTCGGTCGGCGTGACTGACTGGCGTTACGGATATGGGGCGGCGGGCGCCTGACCCCATCTCGTAACGGCTGATAACAGGGAGCGGGGCGTCCTTCGGGGCGCCCTTCTTCTTTGAGGGGGCCTTTGACTGCGATTGGCCTCTGATAGATTGCTGACATTCCGGGATTCCCGGCCCTGCTGACCGCCCCGGCGGACGCTGCACAGACATCAGGGCCTACCTCGTGCAGGAGAGCACTATGGCGAATACAACCTTCGAAGGCCCGCTGATTGCGCGCCAGGGCTTTCGTGATGGCCGGTCGAACGGCCTTGTCCCACAGACGATCCGCCGCCGCTTTACGATCGCTGAGATCAACGCTGGCGCTGTGCTGGTGACGGCTGTCCCGGACTATGGGTTCCGGATGCTCGGGTGCCGGGCGATCGCCATTGGCGGTGCTGTCGGCGCGACGACGACTGTGGATGTGTCGGGCACGGCGACCACGGGCCGGAAGCTGGTGGCCTACGCGCAGGCGAACCTGACGCAGAGCACGGTGCTGACCGATGGCAACACGGGCGCGACGGTCCTGGCCGATGGCGCGAGCTACACCAAGAACGACAACAACACCTCGATCTCGGTGGGCAAGACTGGCGCCTCGCTGACCACGGCAACCCATGTGGACATCATCTTCACCTATGTTGCTGAGTGATGTGACATGAAGCCGAAACTCTGGCAGTTCGCGCTATCTGGCGGGAGCACCACGATCTACTGGCCGACTGACACCTACATCTCGACGCAGGAGTATTCGTTCAACGTGCGCCAAGTGGCGGGGACGGGCAATCTGACGACGGCCACTTCGGCGTCGTTTACGATCTTCCCGGTTTTGTCTCTGGGCGTTGCGAGCGCGAACTTCGTCCAGGTGACGGCTGCTGCCGGGTTCCACGCGGTGCATGAGGATCCTGCCTCGTGCTTCCGATTCGTGGTGGCGGCTTCGGGGGCGGCTACGGTCGAGATCGTGGCGTTGCAGAGCGGGCCTGAACGGGCTCAGTAATGGCTCGCTGGACGGAGCGTAACCGCTGGCGCCGGGGCAAGTGGCTTGTCCGGGATGACGAGAGCGGTTTCGTCGAGTACTCCGATCGCGTGGTGCGGCGATGGGACGGGTTGTATGTCCGCAAGGACCAGGATGAGCCGATCGATCCACAGTGGTTCATCCAGGCCGATTCGGATCCGAAACCCGTCCCGTTCGTCCGCCCTGACGAGTTGGCGCCTCCGACATGCAAAACAAGCCCGCCATTTCCGCCATTCCCAGGGCCGGGCATTGGGGGGATGCTGTTAAACCCTGATGATCCAGGTTTTCCGGGTCTTCGTTATGTATGGGTTTGGCCAGATGCAAGGCCTCCTGCTCCAGCATCCCCTGGCACATCCGTTTTCGTTGGCACCTCCATTGGCAAGATGGAGATCGAGTGCAGCTTCATGGTCTTCCCTGACTCAGGCCCCTATCCCCCGGCGTGACCCATGTCCCAGCAAGATAAAGCCACCCTGAAGACCGCCTTCCAGACCGGGGACAGCCCGACTGGCGCGGACTTCGACAACCTGATCGACAGCCAGTTGAACCTGGCCGAGACGGCATCGCAGACCATCAACGGGCCTGTGAACTTTGCCGGTGGCTTGACCTTCGCGACCGTCTCCGCGGCGATCGTCGGCGGCAGCGTGGCGACATTCACCACGCTCAACACCAGCAACGCGCAGATCACTGGCGGCAGCATCACGAACATCACGGACATCGCGATCGCTGACGGCGGCACCGGGAGCAGCACCGCGGCCTCGGCCAGGACGGCGCTCGGGCTCGGGACCATCTCGACGCAGAATGCCAACGCAGTTGCCATCACGGGCGGCTCGGCGCGGTTTGCTGACTTCGGCTTTGCCACGGGCGCCGGAGCCACGGTGACGCAGACGGGCGAGAAGACCTCGGCCGTGACGATCAATGCCATGTGCGGCACGATCACCATGAACAACGCCACACTCAACCGGGTGACGGGCGTGACGTTCACGATGAAGAACACGCGCGTAGGGGCGACGGACGCGCTAATCGCGAACATCGCTGGAAGTGCGACCTCGGCTGCGTACACGCTGACGGTGTCGAAGATCAACGCCAACTCGGCGCAGTTCTCGCTCTACAACCTGCTGTCTGGGACCGATCTGTCGGAGGCGGTGCAGATCCGCTTTGCGATCATCAAGGCTGTCAACTCGTAAGGTGACCTATGGCCTCGCCCTATCTCACGGTGCTCGAGATCGTCAACGAGGTCTGCGACCGCATGAATGTGCGCCGCGTCACGGCCACTACGAGCAACCTCTTCACACGCAACTGCGTCAACCTCATCAACGACACGATCGTTGACCTGACCGACTTCGGGACCTGGAACGAGCTACAGGCCTCGGCGGCATTCACCCTGGTGTCTGGCGAGGCGATCTACTCGATCCCGACCTCGACGCTGGCCACCGCCAAGCAATACATCCACTCCGTCCAGGAGGTGCATGTCTCTGGCCGGGTGCCTGCGCTTGAGCCGATCGCGGACAAGAACGAGTTCCGCATGCTCAACCGCGTCGGCAGCATTGGCCAGCCGAGTCGGTACATCATCGAGGGCGTGGACAGCATCGGCAACCCGCGTGTGGGCATGTTCCCGCGGCCGGATGCGACTTATGCCGGGAACCTCGCGCGCGTGAAGTTCCAGGTGCTGCCGCCCAAGTATGTGGCCGGTGCGGATGACGGCGTGGTCGTGCCGTTCCCCGGTCGTGTGATGGTCGCTGGCCTCTACGCCGCAGCGGTGCTGGATGAGTCCGGCGGATCCGAGACCCAGCAATACCGCGCGGCTCAGGTGCGATACTTCTCCCTACGCGCAAGTTCGCTTGGCCGACAGACTGCCAAGACCGGCGAATACTCGCGCTTCCAGCCCGGCATGACGACGAGGACCTGATGGGCGAGCGGTTCTATCAGGTTGCCAAGCGCGGCCTGGCCACGAACTTCACGGAGACGGAAGTCCCTCTGGACTACGCCCTCCGGTTCCGGAACCGTTTTATCAATGCTGCCGGCGGCGCGGAGAAGCGCCAGGGATATGTCCAGGTCTCAGGCGCGCTGCCGACCAAGGGCATTGTGACCGGCCTGCACGAATATACGGATGGGGCCGGGAATGAGACGCTGTTTGCCTCGGCGGATGGGATCATCTTTCGCTACAACGGCTCTTCCACCTGGACGCAGGTTTACTCTTTCACGACGGCGGCTCGGGTGCGATCGGTCCAGTTCGACGCCAAGCTGGTGTTCTGGAACGGCCATGATCGGCAGGTCTTCATTGACAGCGTGACGGCTGACTTCAAGCAATTGCAGCCGGTAATGGAGCAGGGAATCTGCGCGGCCGGGACATCCGCTACGGCTCTGACGGACGACACGATCACCGACTGGACGGCCCAGACCTTCGTGACGGTTGGGGACATTGTCTTCAACGCCAAGCGTAATGCCTTCGGCCTGGTGACGGCGGTGACGTCGGCGCGTGTCTCGCACACTCCAATCAGCGGCACGGCGCAGGGATTCGGGAACACGATCGCCACCGTCAGCGGTCCGGGTCCAAACGGCGAGCCCACGGTTGGGGATGGATACAAGATCTACGACAGCGTCGAGTTGAACATCATCGATAGCGATGGGGTGAAAGACAACGTTGCCACGGTCCTGACTGCCGCCGCCACCGCTTCGGGAACCTACATCACGGTCTCAGCCGATCGGGTGATGAACTGGCTGAAGACGGACATTCGTGAAAACGATGTGGTTCACAATACCACGCGCAACGCGGCCACGTTCGTTCACAAGATCGTGTCCTCCGGAATCTTCCTGCTGCCATCGATCGCGAGCACCTCGGCCGGGGATACGATGGTCCTCTACAAGTCGGCCATGCCGATTGCCTCGTTCATCCACATCCACTACGGCCGCGCATGGATGGTGGACAGCCGGGACAAGCGTGAGATCATCGCCTCCGGGGTGAACGACATCGAGGACTTTACGGTTGACTCCGAGACCCTGACGGCCCGCACGCTGAACATGGGCTCGCAGCAGGATGGCGGGGACTCTGTCCGGGCGATCGCCACCTTCCAGACCTATCTTATCGTCGGCACCGAGCGGGCGCTCTATGCCTACCGCGGCACGAACCCGACAGATCTTGTCCCCGCCGGCCTGTTCCCGCAGGGGATCGTCTCGCAGGATGGCTTTGTCAACACCGGCAACGACCTCGCCTTCGTGGGCTATGACGGCCTGCTGTCGGTGAGCCTGCTGATCAACACGAACAACCTGCAACGGTCGAACCTGTCGGAACCAATCAAGAACACGCTGCGGTCGATCATCCGGGATGTCGTGGACGCCAACCCCAATGCGCCAGAGATCCAAGCTGTCAATTACCAGCGGCGCAGCTGGATCGTCCTGAAGATTGCCAGCAAGCTCTACATCTACATCTACTCGGACTTCTTGGCGGACGTTGGGCGTCTGTTGGTCGGTGCGAGTTGGTCTGACTTCAACGGGCAGATCGGCGACCAGCGGGTGATGGCGATCCGGGCCAACTCGGATCTCATCCTGGGCGGCGCTGAC